CTACTGGGCTGACGTCGGGCGGGGCACCGCGAAGGACTCCACGTTCTCCAACCTGAACTTCGCGATGCGCTTGCCGCCGCGCCGCGACTGGGACAACGCGTTCCGCCCACGGGCGGTGCTGACCTGCACCCCGCGCCGGGTGCCGCTGCTCAAGATGCCCGACGACATGGTCGCCGAGCAGCCCCACCTGGCCGGGCTTACCCAGCGCCCGGACGTCGTCATGACCCGTGGGTCGACGATGGACAACCTGCACAACCTGGACGCTGACTACAAGGCCGCCGTGGTCACCCCGATGATCGGCACCACACTCGGCCGGCAGGAGCTCGGCGGTGAGCTGCTGGAGGACGTCGAGGGCGCCCTGTGGCAGCAGTCGGTCATCGACCGCGACCGCGTCGTGTCGCTGGACGCCGTCGGCCTGCACCGCTCGGTGGTGGCGATGGACCCCTCGGGCGGGGCCGGAATCGGCCACGACGAGCACGGCATCATCGGCATGGGCTACGCCGGGCACCGCCGAGACCCGCAGTTCTACGTCACTCACGACCGGTCCCTGAACGGCACCCCGACCCAGGCCGCCCGCGCGGCGATCAGCCTCTACTACGAGATCGGCGCCACGGCCCTGGTCTATGAGAAGAACCAAGGCGGTGAGTGGATCCCCACCGTCATCGAGTCGACGTGGCAGAATATGCGCGCCGAGGGCGAGATCGACGAGCCGATGCCGAACCTCCAGCCGGTCGTCGCCTCGAAGGGCAAGAAGATCCGCGCCGAGCCGGTGGCCGCGCTGTCGATGCAGAAGCGGCTGCACATGGTCGGCCCGTTCCCGGTGCTGGAGGCGCAGCTCACCACCTGGGTACCGGACGAGACCCCGGACAGCCCGGACCGTCTCGACGCGCTCGTGTGGGCCGCTACCTACCTGTGGGAGCAGGGGCCAGGCATCGCCCAGGTCGCGTCGGCTGCGGCCCGCGAGCGGCGCGGTAGGCGCCCAGGCCAGCCCTCGTCGCGGCTTCCTTCGACGTTCGGTGCCCGCGTCGCGCGGTGAGCGCCCGGTGCTAGCGTCCTGGGCTGTGGATGACCCCCGTTGGCACCGGCGTCACGTGCCGTGGCCGCAACGCATCGAAAGGAAGCTGGATCAAGTCATGGCCGACCTCACCGCACTGACCGCCGCTGTCGACGACCTCGTGACCGAGGAGGGCGCCGTCATCGTGGCGCTGGACGACCTCAAGGCCAAGCTCGACGCTGGCGGCACCATCAGCCAGACCGACCTGGACGCACTGCGCGACAAGATCACCACCGTCGGCACCGACCTCCAGGCCGCCGTGGACCGCGACGACCCGGCCGTGCCGCCCCCGCCAGCCGGCTGAGCTATCGTTCGACCTGCGTCGTGAAGGACGCGGGTTGGCTGGAGGACAGCCAGGCCCCGGGCAGCCGTTTCACGAGACGGCCACCCGGGGCCTCGTCACGTCTGGACGTCCTCGGGGAGACTGGCCGCCATGCCGGCTTGGCTGATCGTCCTGCTCTCCGTGCTCGCCACGGCGAGGCTGACGCGCCTGGTCGTCCGCGACGCGATCACCGACCCGCCCCGGGCGTGGCTCGCGGCTCACGCCGGTCCCGGCGTCACCTACCTGGTGCACTGCCGGTGGTGCGCCTCGATCTGGCTCGGCGCTGGCGTGGCCGCCGCCGTCTACAACTGGCCGACCCGCTGGTGGATCGCGATCCCTCTGATCGCGCTGGCCGCTTCGCACATCACAGGACTACTGGCACGGCTGGAGGATCACGATGCGTAAGAAGTACTCCCGCCGGGCCGGCACTGGCCTGGCCCTCGCCACCGACCCGGCGCCGTCGCGGACGTCGCTGGTGGCCAGCGCAGTCAACGTGCGCGTCACCGCCGGCTTCTCGAACATCCGCTGGGGCGCCACCGACTGGCAGCAGGAAGGCTGGCTGCACTACGACAACTGCCCCGAGTTCGGCGCCGGGGTGCGGCTCATGGCGTGGGCGCTGTCCCGGGCCAGGCTGATCGCTGTCGACATCGACCCGCTCACCGGCGACCCCGGCACCCAGCCCACAAAGGACACCGACGTCGCCGAGATCATGGGCGACCTGTTCGGCGGCCCGGCCGAGCAGTCCCAGGCGCTCAAGATGATCGGCAAGCACCTCACCGTCGCTGGCGACCTGTGGGTGCTCGCCACCGACAACCCGGACCTTGACCAGGCCACGTGGGAGGTGCTGGGCACCACCGAGGTCAGCGCCACGTCGGCTGAACGGATCGTGGTGGAGCAGATGAACGGGCTGCCCCGCGAGATCGACACAGAGAACGAGCTGCTGGTCCGGATCTGGGAGCCGCACCCGAAGCGCCGCTGGGAGGCCGACGCGGCGACCCGCTCGCTGCTGCCGGTGCTGCGGGAGCTGGCCGCGCTCACCAACATGGTCAGCGCCACCGTCAAGTCGAGGCTCGCGTCAGCCGGCATCCTATGGATCCCCGAAGAGATCCAGCTACCGAAGCCGACGTCCGGGCCGGCCGCTGACGACACGCAGGTCAAGTCCGAGTCGGCCGGCGCGCAGGGCTGGCTCGATCTGATCACCGAGGCCATGATCGCCCCGATCCGCGACCCCGACTCGGCGAGCGCCGTGGTGCCGCTCGTGTCCACGGTCAAGGGCGACCTGATCTCCAAGATCGTGCACATGGAGTTCGGCCGCGACCTGGACCAGATGATCCAGCCGCTGCGCGACGCCTGCGTGTTGCGCCTCGCCGTCGGCATGGACCTACCCCCGGAGAAGCTGACCGGCTCGGGCGATATCAACCACTGGGGGCAGTGGTCGATCACTGAGGACTTCGCCAAGCAGTACATCGCGCCGAAGCTGGAGCTGGTCGCAGCCGCGCTGACCAAGTACTACCTCGCGCCGGCTCTGCGTTCACGTCGCCGCAACCCGCGCCCGTTCGCGATCTACTTCGACCTGAACAAGCTGCTGCCCAACCAGATCACCGTCGACAACGCCGAGAAGGCGTACACCGCTGGCCTGCTACGGGAGCGGACCTACATGGAGGTGCTGGGCTTCTCGACGTCGGACATCGCCGACAACGACGAGCGCGCCCGGATGCTGCTCACCGAAATGCTCAAGCGAGGCAACCCGCAGACGCTGGCCGAGGTCGCCGCCGCGATCGCCGCGCTGTACCCGGGCATCTCGATCCAGCCGATCACCGCGACGGGGCTCGGGGCGCCGGTGCCCGCCTACGAGCCGAACCCGGCCGCAGGCGGTGAACCGACCCCGACCCCGGCGTTGAACGCGCCACCGGCCCGACCCCCCGCCGTGGCACCGCAAGGACAGGTCCACGCACCGAATAGCGGTGCGCCGTGAGCGACGTCGACCCAGTCCTAGTGGCCTGTTCGGACCTGCTCGTGCTCAAGGCGCTGGAGCGGGCTTCGACGTTCGGTGCCCGAGCCCGGCGCCGAGCTGTTTCCCCGCACTCGCGGCACCGGGCCTATGAGGACAACCCGGTGCCGGTCGAGAAGATCGACCACATCGTGAAGGACATGTTCGGGCTGTGCCCGCTGCTCGCGACGCGGCACCACCTGGAGGTCGACACCACGGCGTGGGCCACGCTGCTGGAGCAGTACACGAGAGTGCTGCTGATGATGGGCCAATCGCACCGTCCGGCCCGGCTGATCGACGTGCTCGGCACCCTGCCGCCGGTGGAGGTCTGGGATGACGCGTAGGACGTGGCCGATGCGCCTGGACGCCGGCCGGCAAGCCGCGTTCGCCCGCTCAGCGTCGGACCGCTACGAGCGGGGCGAGCGGAAGTTCAAGCCGGTGGTCACCGACGCCATCGGCCAGTACCTCGCGCTGCTCCGAGATGATCTGGCCGCGCAGCCCATCAACGGTGGGCCGATCTCACGTCTGGTCGCCGATGCGGCGCCGGTGCCGCAGCAGGCGCCGTTCACCCAGCGCGACGCCGACCGGATCTACACGCTGATGATCTCCGACCCCGAGCGCTGGCACCCCATCCTCGACGGGGTGATCATGCCCGCCTACTCGGCGATGCTCGGCCCGATCACCGCCGCCGCCCTCGCCGACCCGACCACAGCCAACGCCGTGCAGGCGTGGCGCTCGCAATGGATCAAGGACCGCCGACAGATCCTGGTGCACATCCCCGACGCGATCACCGCGCAGCTCCGCACCGCGCTGGACGGGCTCGCTGCCAGCGAGGGCACCAACGTGGACGACGCGCAGGTGGCCGTCGAGAAGATGCTCAGCGATGGGTACCCATCGTGGCTAGGTCGGGCCGAGCTGATCGCCCGCACCGAGACCGTCGCGGCGAACAACCAGGGCGCGCTGGCCTCCTGGTCGGCGCTCGCCGACTCGGCGCAGGTCACCGCCACCAAGACGTGGCTCGCCACCCCGGACGGCCGGACGCGCCCCGAGCACGCCGAAGCGAACGGGCAGACCGTCGGCATCAACGACAGCTTCACCGTCATGGGCGAGGACATCTCCGGCCCGGGTGACGGCTCGGCAGCGAACGTGTGCAACTGCCGCTGCACCCTCACCTTCGACATCCCCTCCGACGCACCGTCGGCTGTCGCCGAGCAGGCGACCGAGCTGGAGGACCAGCTCGTCGCGGCCGGCTCAGGGGCGCCGGCGCCGGTGATCTACTTCCTGGACGACTTCGCCCTGGACGCCCCAGGCGACACTGCCCCCGTGGCTGATGACGTGCAGGACGCACCGAAAGGCGTCGCAATCATGGCGATGCTGTCCCAGACCGACGCCGCCGCGCTCGCGCAGCCCGGTGGTGAGGCGCCGGAGGAGCTGCACTGCACGCTGGGCTACCTCGCCAAGGACGCCACCGAGTACAGCGACGACGTCAAGGCCAGCCTGACCGAGGCGCTCGCGTCCGCCTGGCAGGGGCCGGTCAAGGCGAAGGCGTTCGCCACCGCCGTGTTCAACGCCAGCGACCCCGAGCGTGAGCCCTGCTCCGTGCTGCTCGTGCAGTCCGAGGAGCTGGCCGGCGCCCATCAGGGCATCACCGACGCGATCGGCGGGCTGGCCTCGACGACGTTCCCGATCTGGATCCCCCATACCGCGCTGGCCTACAACGCCGCGACACCGCTGCCACCCGAGCTCGCCGCCGGGCAAGACGTCACCTACGACCGTCTGGTGATGGCCTGGGGTGGCGAGCAGATCGACCTGACCGAACAGTCCTTGACCGCCGCTACGGAGGCACCCGTGACCACGCCCACTGCCCCGCCTGCCGATGTCGTCGCGCCGGCCCCCGACAGCGCCCCACCGGCGACGGATCTCACCCCGGTCGGGCAGACCTGGTCCGGGCCGCTCGCCGAGCTGTCCATGCCCTCCAGCGACCACCGCATGATCAAGGCCGGTGGCGGCACGATCCGGCCACTGCCGCTGCCCCTGTCGTGGCAGAAGTCCTCCGACGACGAGCACGACGGGTCGGTCATCATCGGCCGCATCCTGACCGTCGAGGACCGAGGCGACGTCCTGTGGGGCACCGGGGACTACATGGACCCGATGCTGAACTTCGACGCCGAGCAGGCGATGGCCCAGGTCGACGCCGGCATGGGAATGATCTCCGTGGACCTCGTCCCGACCGCCGTGGGGTTCGCCGACGCCGACGGCAACCCGACCGACCCGGCCCTGTACGACGGCGATGAGGACGTCAACCTGGTCGCCGTGGAGTGGGAGTTCTGCGGCGCCACCATCGTGTCGGTGCAGGCGTTCGCCAACGCCCGCATCGCGAACGACCCAGCGCCGGAGGTGCAGCCCACCGAGGTGATCGACATCGGGATGCCGATGCCCGCCGAGTTCGCCGGTGCCACCCCCGAAGGGCCGACGCTGTCCGAGGACGGCACCTCGATCGTCTTGCAGGACGGCTCCACGGTGACCGTGGGCGACACGGTCGGGCTCGGCGACACCGACGGCGACGGCGATGACGACACGGGCACCATCACCGCGATCGACTCCGAAGGCCAGGCGGTCGACGTCACGGTCCTGCCCGACGGCGACAACGACGCCGATGACGACGTCAACAACCCGGTGAAGATCTCCCTGCCGATCTCCCGGCTGGTGCCGCCGCCCTCGACGCCGACGAACAAGCCAGGCACCGAGGAGACACCACCGGCGCCGGCCGGCACGATGTCCGCGCAGTTCGCCGACGAGCCCGTCTCGGACAAGCCGTGGAGCGACTTCACCGAGGCCGACTACAACCCGGACCAGTGGAAGCGGGCCTGCATCATCCACCTGGACCCGGCGCAGGGGCAGGATCCGAACAGCAAGGATCTGCACAAGCTCCCGATCCGCGAGCCCGACGGCACCCTGAACCGCAACGCGGTGCACGCCGCTGCTGGCGGACACGGCGTGTCTGCCGTCGATGCCCCGCCGGACAAGATCGCATCCGCCAAGGCGTCGCTGCGCGGCGCCTACGAAACCCTCGGAGAAGGTGACTCCATGCCCGACTCGATCAAGGCAGCGGACGAGAACGTCGACCAGGACTACGCCCTGTTGGCGTCGAGCTACGGCGAGCCGTACCGGGCCGAGTTCTTCCGCCAGCAGCCCCTCGACGGGCCGACGGCCATCCAGGTGGACCGCGAGACCGGGCAGGTCAGCGGCCATCTCGGCGCGTTCGACACGTGCCACGTCGCGAAGCTCGCCGAGACCGGCATGTGTGTCACCGTCCCGGAGGGCGATGATTTCGGGCTGTTCCACCTGGGCGAGGTCATCACCGAGGATGGCCCGATCCAGGTCGGCAAGATCACCGTCGGCGGGGGCCACTACGGCTCCGGTGGGGTCCGGGGCGCGGTCGAGCACTACGACTCGACCAGCTCGATCGCCGCACCGGTGCGGGCCTACTACGACGAGTACGGCATCCAGGTCGCCGGGCAGCTCGCGCACGGCATCACCTCGGAGAAGGTCGACGAGCTGATGACCGCCGGGCAGCTCTCCGGCGACTGGCGGGGCCGCTCACCGAACCGCAAGCTGGTCGCGGCGCTGGCCGTCAACCAGGGCAGCTTCCCGGTCAAGCGGATCTCCCCGATCGTCGGGCTCGACGCGAACGGTGAGCAGACGTCGCTGGTCGCGGCCGGCATCGTGTACCCGCCCGAGCCCGACACCGACGTCGCCCTGCCCTCGGGCGCGCGCATCGCGCGCGGCGACTTCGAGACCCTGGTGGCCTCGATGGTCGAGGCGATGGACCGGGGCAAGGGCATCGTGATCGACGGCCCGGTCGACGAGCTGGCGCTGCGCCGAGCGAAGGCCCGGCTGCGGCTGCACTCCCTGACGGCGGCCGGCTGATGCTCGGGCTGCCCGAGCTGGCGAAGCGGTTCACCTACCACCCACCCCACGATGACCAGGTGAACCGCTACCAGGACATCCGCGAGCACGCCCGCGCGTTCGCGGTGCTGCTCGATCGGCACTGCCCGGACAGCCGGGAGAAGTCGCTCGCCCTGACGGCGCTGGAGGAATCGGTCATGTGGGCCAACGCCTCGATCGCCCGCAATGAGACCGACGTGCCGGCCCCGGCCGGAGGGCTGGCCTGATGGCCTGCTGCGGCGGCACAGCCGACGGCTTCGTCGCTGTCTGGCAGTACCGCGAGCCGAACAAGGCGGCCCGCGAATTCGCCACCCAGGCTGAGGCCGAGACCGCGCGCAAGGCGGCCGGGGGCAAGGGCACGCTGCTGCGGATCGTGAAGCGCACGAGCTGAGTGGACGGGCCGCGCTAGCGTCCCAACTCGAACGCACGTCGCCGCTGGCGCAATGGCCGGGCTCCCCTCATCGTCCATGGCCGAAGGAGCGCCACGATGCCTACCACGAAGACGCGCAAGATCGAACTACCGGCCGACCTCGGGACTGGCTACACCCCGCCGGAGGACGCCTCCGTCGCCGAGCTGACCGAGATGATCAAGTCGGCGACCGACGCAGCGAATGCCCTGCTCGCCGACGACGCCAAGGGACCAATGGGGGAGCGCGTCGACAAGGCCAACTGGTACATCGGCGCCATCGAGGGCATGAAGGGCCGCCAGGACGCGATCGTCGCCGACGACACCGCGCAGAAGGCGCAGCTCGACGAGACCCGCGCCCGGCTCAAGGCGCAGACCGACCCCGACCCGGAGCCCGAGGCCGACGCGGACCCCGACGCCGACCCGGCCGCCGATGAGACCGACCCCGAAGGTGGCGTGCCCGTGGCGCAGACAGGCACGGCAACCGACCCGGCAGCGGCTGCCCCTGCGGGCGAGCCGGTGCTCGTGGCCAGTGCTGGCCGGCGCTCGTCCGTTGCGGCAGCGGCTCGCGGCGCCGGCCAGCCAACGGTCCCGGCGCGGCGCAAGGCCAGCGGTGAGCTGGGCAACGGCACGCACTTGGTGGCCGCTGCTGAGGTGGCCGGGGTTGCGGCCGGCGCGGAGATGACCTGGGAGTCGTTCGGCCGTGCGGCCGAGGCGCGTTTCAGCTCGCTGCCCAAGCGGACCGGCGCGCCCCGTTCGCAGCAGCGCATCTCCGATCTGCGGCTGGACACGACCGACGAGCGGCTGGTGGCCAGCGCGAGTGCTGGCCCGGACACGGCCGACATCGACGAGGCGATGGCCTGGGCGGTCAGCCAGGAGCGACTCCTGGCCGAGACCGGCGAGGACCACCTGACGGCGGCCGGCTGGTGCGCCCCGTCCGAGACGCTGTACGACCTGCTCGACTTCACCTCCGAGGACGGCATCCTGAACCTGCCGGGCATCACGGTGACCCGGGGTGGCGTGCGGTACGCGCTCGGCCCGGACTTCACCGCGATGTGGGGCGCCTCCGGCGCCGGCTCGGGCATCGGCAGCCAGACCGAGGCGCAGAACATCGCCGGTACCGTCAAGCCGGTCGTCAACATCCCATGCCCGGCGTTCACCGACCACCGGATGGGCGTCGACTTCATCTACCTGACCGGTGACATCCTCACCGCGAAGGGCTACCCCGAGGCGTACACCGACTTCACCCGCAAGGCGTTGAAGGCGTTCGCGCACTACCAGAACTTCAAGACGATCGCCGACATGGCCACCGGGTCCGCGCCCGTGGTGATCGCGGCGCCGGCCACCGATGCCGCTGCGTCCACGATGTTGCTCGGCTCGGTGGAGCTCCAGATCACGGACATGCGCTACAAGAACCGCATGTCCGAGACGGCGCCGGTTGAGGTCGTCCTGCCGCTGTGGGTCAAGGGCGCGATCCGTTCGGATCTGGCCAAGCGCACCGGCGTGGACAACGCACTCGCGGTGACCGACGCGCAGATCGTGTCCTACTTCGCCGAGCGCGGCGCGAACGTCCAGTTCGTGTACGACTGGCAGGACGCCTTCACCGGCGTCGCCGCCGGGTTCGGCGCGGCCACAGCGATCCTGGCGTGGCCGGTCACCGTGAACGCCCTGATCTACCCGGCCGGTGCGTGGGTGCAGGCCAATAGCGACGTGATCGAGCTGAACGCGGTCTACGACAGCACGCTGCTCAAGACCAACCAGTACGTCGCGCTGTTCCTGGAGCGGGCACGGCTGACCATGCTGCGCGGCTTCGACGCCCGCCTGGTGACGATCCCGATCCTGGCCAACGGCGCGACCACGCTCGCCCAGGCCGCTGTCGCTCCCTTCATCTAATCGGCGCTGGGGCGCCGGCCCGGTGTGAGCCTGCCGGCGCCCCGCACAACGCCCAGGAAGGGTGGTGAAGGACCGTGACCCAGCCTCTGCTCTACGTCGCACCACCGGTCGTCGAGCCATACCGCTATGGCCTGTTCGGCGCCGCACAGCCCATCAATGACGATGACGTCCACTGGCAGCTCGGCATCGAGTGGGAGCCGCTGGCCTGCTACGCGGGGAACTTCTACCTGGCGGGGCTGCGCTGTTCCACCGGCGTGATCGGGACCCCGTCGGCGCTCGCTGCGGGGGCTGTCGTCGGTGGCGGCACCTTCGCCGCTGGCACGTACTTCTGGGTGGTCACCGGCACGAACGCCCAGGGTGAGACGACCAAGTCGAACGAGGCCACTGCGACGATCGCGCTCAACGGCTCCGCGAACCTGACCTGGTCCGCGCTGCCCGCTGGGACCACGGGCGTGAAGGTCTACCGGGGCACCGCTTCGGGTGCGGAGAACGTCCTGGTCGCCACGCTCGGCGCTGTGGTGGCCTACCTGGACACGGGTACGGCGGGTACTCCCGCTACGCCGCCCACGACCAACACGGCCGGCACCGACCCGCAGAAGGCGCTCCCGGCCGGTGCGGCGACCACTCAGGCGCACCCGTTCGCGGTGTACGCCGGGATGCAATGCGGGTCGGTCGGCTACGACCACGAGGGTGCGTACCAGGAGAGGGCGCGCACCATCTTGGAGCTGGCCGGGCAGCACGCCGCTGAGGCCGCGCTGTGGACCGGCGCCGGGGGCAACACGGGACCGCTGAACGCAGCGGCCACCCCGATCGTGTCGGGCGCCGCGACGAGCCTGACCGCAGCGGTCAGCGCGCTGGAGAACTGGCTGGCTGATCACTACTCCGGGGTCGGGGTGATCCATGCCAAGCGCGGCGTGAACGCCTACGCGCGCCGCGCTCGTCTGACAGTCCGCGACTCGATCAACCCGGAGGCGCTGACCACCGGGCTTGGCTCCCGGTGGGTGTTCGGCGGGGGCTATGACGGCACCGGCCCGGCAGGTGTCGCACCGGGCGCCACTCAGGGCTGGATCTACGCCACGGGGCAGCTCACCATCCGGCGCGGCCCGGTCACTGACTTCACGATGGCCGAGGCGTTGAACCGCTCGATCAACAACGTGGGCGTGTTCGCCGAGCAGCCCTACGTCGTCGGTTACGACTGCGCCATCGGTGCAGCCCTCGTCGACTTCACTCTCTGAGAGGAAAGACCATGACCGAGACTGCTGCCCCGGCCGATGACGAGACGGTGGATCTGGCCGAGCCGGGCTCAGCCCCGCATGCCGACCCGGCGCCCGAGATCGAGTACGTCGACATCTACCCGGAGCCCGGCAAGGAAGCCGAGACCGCGAAGGCGCTGCTTGACGCGGCCGACCAGCCCGAGGACGTCCAGTCCTCCGGTGACGGCTACTTCCGGGTGCCGGTCGACCTGGCGGACAAGGCCGAGGCCGCGCTCCCCGAGGGCACCGATGAGGTCGCCGAGGGCGACAGCCCGGCCGGCACCGATGACAACGCCGACGGCACCGTGGACGAGATCGAGGCCATGACCAACGACCAGATGCGGGACGAGCTGGGCGCGGCTGAACAGCCCACCTCGGGCAACAAGGCCGAGCTCCAGGGCCGCCTGCGCGAGTACCGCGCCGCGCAGGCCGCTCCGGCGGCAGACGCGACGGGGGCGCACGCCGCGCAGTAGCACCACCACGCACATCCGAACCGCCGCTGGCGCAATGGCCGGGCACCGATTGAGAGGACATCCTCATGGTTGCGGCCTACGGCGCCAACGAGCAGACCCTGATCCGGGGCCGCACGGTCCGGTTCACTCT